GAGAATAAATGTTTAGTTTTAAAGGCTTTTTTACACAAGATAAGAACACTCACCTAGAACACCTAGAAGATGACATCATCAATAACGGTGCCAAAGGTGGTGAAAATGCAATCAATTTCTTAAAGACAACCAGAGATATGCTAGCAGGTAATACTGGTGGCGCAGTAAATATGACTGTGAAATGGGACGGTGCTCCCGCTATTATTTGTGGTATAAATCCAGAAAATAATAAATTTTTCATTGGTACAAAATCTGTATTCAATGCAACTCCCAAAATAAATTATACTGTAGCAGATATTAAAAGAAACCACGGTAGTGGTGGNGCAGCCAAAAAGTTAGAGTATTCTTTAAGATACCTTAAATCACTCCCTATTAAAGGTATCTTACAAGGTGATTTGTTGTTTACAGATGATAAAGAAACTAAAAACATTGATGGTGAATCAATGATTACGTTCACACCTAATACTATAACATATGCAGTACCANAAGATAGTGATATTGGTAGAAAAATTGCTCGTGCTAAAATGGGTATTGTATTTCACACGGCATACACCGGTAAAGATATGAAAAGTTTATCAGCAGGATTTGGTACAGTAAAAGGTAGTGGTGGTTCAAATATATTTTTGGCGTCTGCTCAGTACACAGATAAATCTGGTTCTGTTATGTTTAACAAAANAGACTTGAATGCCTTTGACGCACAAATCAGAATGGCTCAAGGGTCATTGCAAAAAGCAAAACCTATTTTAGATGAAATGTCTAAAACGGCTATGAGTGATACATTATCTATCGGTTATAAACTAAAAACCTTTTTTAATTATTTCATAAAAACAACACAAGGTGATATGGGTGGTGTTAAAGATATGCAAAAAAGATTTGAAACATATTATGANAATCTTATGGATAAAGAAATTGAATCTAGAAAAACTGAAAAGGGTAAAGCACCATATATTAAAGCAAAAAAAGAAGGCCTGATTTTCCTAAACAGAAATAGAACAGCATTGTATTTTGCAATCGCAAGTCATATCACATTAGCAAATGCGAAGAATACATTGTTGAGAAAAATGAATCAGATACAAAGCATTGGTCACTTCTTACGAACACCAAATGGATATAAAGTGACAGCACCAGAGGGTTATGTTGCTGTTGATAGAGTTGCAGGTGCAGTTAAACTTGTAGATAGATTAGAATTTAGTAGGCAAAACTTTACAATGCCTAAAGGGTGGTAATAAATGAAATTTTTTGAAAGATTTATAAGAGAAGTAAAAGGTGGTCCTTGGCAAATTATTATGATTGGTGGACCAGGCTCAGGTAAATCTACATACTCAAAATACATTACAAAGCATTTTAATATACCACACATTTATACTGGTGATATGATGAGAGACCTTGCTACTAAAGATACACCAGATGGTAAAAGAGTAAAAGAATTATTAGCGAATGGTAAGTTTGCTCCGACAGAAATTGTTATGAGAGAAGTTATGGACAGACTTAAAAAACCAGACGCAAAAAACGGATATGTATTTGATGGTTTTCCTAGAAATATGGAACAAGTTGAATCAATGAATAAAAATAATATAGAACACAACTTTATTATTAACTTACAAGTATCAGAGGAAGAAGTTATTAAAAGGTTGACTGCTAGAGGCAGAGCAGATGATAAACCAGAAACAATTAAACANAGATTAAAAGAACACGAAAAACAAGTTGGTCCTGTTATCAAACACTACAATGACCAATTAATAAATATAAAGGCTGAGGGTGCTGAACCTGAAGTTATTGCAAACAAAATTATAAAAAGAATAGAACAATGAAATCATTTAACGACATAAGATACCAAGACTTGCAAGAGGGTTTATATGACCCTAATATCTTCAAGGCATTTTTCCTTGCAGGTGGTCCAGGTTCTGGTAAAACATTTGTCACAAAAAGCTCATTCGGTGGTACAGGTTTGAGAATGATTAATAGTGACAATGCTTTTGAAACCGCATTGAAAAAGAATAATTTATCTCTTAAAATGCCTGAAGATGAGGCAGAGGCAAGAGACATAGTAAGAGCCAGAGCAAAGGCAACAACTGGTAATATTATGGACTTATCTATTAAAGGTAGATTAGGTATGGTCATTGATGGTACTGGTAGAGATTACGATAAAATTAAAAGTCAAGTTGCAGAGTTAAGACAATTAGGTTATGATTGTTATATGATTTTCGTTAACACAAGTTTAGAAGTTGCATTAGAAAGAAACGCAAAAAGAGAAAGAAGTGTACCAGAATATATTACAAAAAAATCTTGGACTGGTGTACAATCTAATATTGGTAAATTTCAAAATTTATTTGGTATGGGTAATATGGTGATTGTAGATAATAGCAGAGACGATAAAGAACTTACAACAGTAGTAATGAATAAAGTTAGTAAGTCGGTTAGAAGTTTGTTAACAAATAAAATTAAGTCATACACAGCAAAAAGATGGATGGCAACAGAGAGAAAATTAAGAAGAAGATGAAAACGTTTAAAGAAAGTATCATAGATATACCAAGAAGAACATATGCTAAGGCTGTGTTTGATGACGCTGATACTTCTAATCCGGTAATCAAACCTAGTGTAATAAAACAAATTGAAACTCAATTAAAAGAGTTTGAATCTGAATACCCTATACTAAAAACTTCATTGATAGGTTCTATTCTTACAAAGAGATATAGAAATGACGCAGACCTAGACATTAATGTTTTGTTTAATGTGCCTGCTGATAAACAAGAAGAAGAAAGAACAAGATTATCTAAAAAGTATTTGTCTGTAAGTAATCCAGATAACATTCAAGGTAAATTAATACCTGGTTCTGAACACCCTATTAACTTTTATTTTATTACTGATAAAGAAACTTATAATGACCAGAATAAAAAAGCAGACGCAGTATTTGATATTAAAACTAACAGGTTTATAAAAAGACCTGATGACTTTACATTTGATGTTAGTTTATACATCAAAGATTTTAATAAAAAAGTAGAAGAGTTAGATGTAATTAAAGGTGAATTAAAAAGAGACATCATTGATTATGATGAACTAAAAGAATTACAACCAAATGATATTCTAAATTTACAAGATAAAATTAATGATAAGTTAGAAGAAATAGAAGATAGTATCAACGACATTGTTAAAGTAGGCGATGGCCTTGACGCAGATAGAAGAGCTGCCTTTGATACTGATATGACACCAGACCAAATACAAAAGTATGGTATTAAAAACAGATTACCAAAAAATGTTATCTATAAGATGTTAGAAAAATATCACTATCTAAACTTCTACAAGAAATGTAAAAAGATTTTAGATGATGGTGAGGTAACAGACGCAGAGATTGATAGTCTAAAAGAAGCAACTGGTAAATCTATTGCCTTTGCCTTTGGTAGATTTAATCCACCAACAATAGGTCACGAAAAACTTATTAACAAAGTTTCAAGTTTATCAACAAATGATTACAAAATTTATTTAAGTAGAAGTCAGGATCCTAAAAAGAATCCATTAACGCCTAGAAAAAAACTAGACATAATGAAGAAGATGTTTCCTAGACANTCACGAAATATAGAANTTAATACTACNAATATGGTTTTAGACATTGCTACNTTATTACACAATAAAGGTTATACAGATGTGTCTATGGTTGCAGGTAGTGATAGAGTAAGAGAATTTGATACAATTTTAAANAAGTACAATGGTGTAAAATCAAGACACGGATTGTATGACTTTGAGAATATAAAAGTTGTATCTGCTGGTGAAAGAGACCCCGATGCCGACAATGTATCAGGTATGTCAGCAAGTAAGATGAGAGACGCAGCTTCAAAAGGTGACCTTGCAAGTTTTAAAAAAGGATTACCTAGTGGTGTTGACGCTCAAAGTATAATGAAAGACGTTAGAAAAGGTATGAACTTAGCTGCTCAATACACAGGTGAGACTAGAGAAGTTGTACCATTTAAAGATTTTGAACACCAACAAATTAGAGATTTATATATTAGAGAAATGATATTTAATATTGGTGATAAAGCTTCTTATGTTAGAGAAGATGTAGAAGGTATTATAAAAAGAAAAGGTACTAATTACATTGTCATAGAAGATAACAATAATAATTTACACAAAGCTTGGATATGGGACTGTGTACCAATATCGGCAGATAGAGAGGTAAACGTGAGGGAATTTAACCTAGACGTTGACTATGGATTTGAAGCAGTATCAGAGGCCTCAAAGGCACATACTGATAAACTTGCTCAAGATAAAGACGTGAAAGATAAAAAAGGCACACAACCTAAAAAGTATTATAGTGGATTGAAAAAAGATGTTAAAGACAAACGAGCTAGCCATTTTAAGAACAAAGACACAACAAAAAATGACAACACTCCAGCACCTGGAGATAAGACAGCTAAAACAAAACCATCTAAACATACACAGAAATACAAAAAGATGTTTGGAGAATTACGTCAAGACTTGTTATCTAAAGTAAAAGAAAGTACAGATATAGGTCAAGACTATGCTAAACATACATCAACTATAACTCCTGGTGAACCAGACTTTGCAGGATATGAAAATCCTACATACAAACCGTCTCAACCAGGTAGTGGTGAGAGTATTGTTAAGAAAAAAATCAAAGGTTTCCTAGAAAAAGAAACGGAACAACCGTCTGAAAAAGATGTAAAAGAGTGGGCAAGTGCAGAGTCCACAATTGATAAATATAGGGAACGTTATAAAGAACAATGGGAAGAGAAGCTTAGAGAAAGCGTCTCTAAAATGATAGGACAACTATAATGAAAACCTTAAAAGAGTACGAAAACATTGATAAAAGTTGTGAAGAATGTATCTTTGAACACGAACACGAAGAGATTACTGAATCAGAATATCAAGGCAAAAAGGTTACATTAAACAACCCTATTAGAACTCCTGGTGGACCTAAAAAGTTTGCTGTTTATGTTAATAACGAAAAGGGTAATGTAGTTAAGGTTACTTTTGGTGACCCTAATATGGAAATTAAACGTGATGACCCTAATAGAAGAAAGAGTTTCAGAGCTAGGCACAATTGTGAAAATCCTGGACCAAAAACAAAAGCTAGATATTGGTCTTGTTACCAATGGCGTAGCGGAGCAAAGGTAGATAGTTAAATGAGTAGATATAGAAAAACAATGTCAGAGGCAATGCAGGAAGTCAGAATAAATGAAATGGGTTATTTTGAACCTACTATGACTTCAACACAAATTAATAATATTAAAAATCTCTGGAAGACTAAAAGAGCAAGTGACGTGACACCTGCTGTAAAAGCAATGATTAAAAAGATGGATGTTCCTACTCAACTGGCAATCAAACACGCTGGTATAAATCATCTTTCTAAATTAGTTGAAGATGTCCTAACAGAGGGCAGAATGTCAGACATTGACGCAATGGTAAAAGCTGGTAAGTCAGCTACAGAAATTGCAAAAGAATTAAAGTTAGATGTTAAAGTAGTCAAAGGTATTTTAGGTGAAGAAGATAAAGAATCACCACAAGATATGATTGACGCTAAAAAATTAAAAGAAGGTTTTAATGCCTCTCAAATAGAGAGACTTAAAAAAGAATACGAAGTATTAAGAGGCAAAAAGATTTCAGTACAGAATGCTAATAAACTATCAGCAATGTTTAAAAATATTCCAGATAGTGGTCTAATTGATATTTACAAGGCAGATATTCCTTTCTTATCTGTAATGGCAATGTCGAAAATGGTACAAAAGAATATACCAAGACCTGCTGGTGTTAAACTATCACTTGAAGAAGTAGAAGAATTAGAAGATGTACTATTAGAAAATTTAGAAATTACCGAAGGCAAAATATCAGGTGCAAAGTTTGACACAATGAAGAAAGGTGATTCATTAACAATCACTTACAATTCAGTTATGTCAGGTACAACTGTTAAAAAGTTTATTGTAAAAGGTAAGAGTAGAAGTAATAAGTACAACACAGATAAAATTACAATGTTTCCTGACGGCAATCCTGGTATGGCAAGGTTCTTTTTATACAAAAGACCAAACGGTGAAGTATCATTAGCAACAGGAGATATGGCCGCAAGTATTATGACTGTAAAAGAAAACTTCCAAGATTGGGCTGAAGCTGCTGAAGATATGCAGAAAAAACCAAAAGAAGATGACGCAGAAAAATTAAAGAATCAAAACGACCAAAAAGATAATGAGATTGCTATGTTAAAGCAAAAGGCTGAAACAGAAAAAGCAAAAACTATTCAAAAGTCAACTCAAAAACAGGTTAATCCTGAAACAGGTGAACCTCTATTACAAATTGGTATTGCATACAAACATCTAAAAGATAAGATTGAAAAAGATAAAGCAAAAGAAGAAGTAAAAGAAAGTTTAAAAGTTGAAATGCCAAACGGTAAAGCATATGCTATTGGTATGTCAGTTGCAAAAAAGAAATATAATGATGAACCACCTTTAGACAAGAAGACTATTAAAAAAGGTCACGAAATCGGCGACAAGTTAAAGTCAGAGGAAACAATTGATGAAGGATTTAAAACTGTTGGTAATGAAAAAGGAACAGAATTTAAAGTTTATAAAAATGGTAAGTTAGTAAAAACTTTCTCAACTTATATACAAGCTCA